CTGCTATTTTCGATAAATTCAAAATTACTCCGCGCTTTAATGGGGTTTAGATTCGCTGTTATATCCCTTCTGTCTCCCTTATCTAGTTTTAGTGTAAGTAGGGTTTAGTATTGCAGAACTCAAAGATACTGCTCAATGAGTGTAAAAGGTATCAATTCCCCCACCCGTCGAGATGTGTATGATTTTCTAACTTGTTTGTTTTCTGTATCTCTTAACTCCCGTTTTCCTAGTCATTCTTTATTTCCTTACACATCTGATCAGTGACTGATCATCTGTTCACCAAGGGTTCTTTGGAAGCCTTCACGAGATCGACCTACCATGATCTTCGTATCGCCTTGATTCCAGCCCCATCTCATCGTAGTCCCAACCACCATCGCACCACACGACATATTCATCATAGCAGAGTGAAGTGGGATCCTCAACCTCCAAGCGATGTAATCTGCGAGTAAGTTAAAGGCTGAAGGATTATCAACAAGTAACGCACGGGCCTTGTCAATCGTCCAATCGAAGTACTCCTCCTTCGACTTGAACTTCCTAGATCTTTCCGAGGTAGCTAGTCTGGAAAGGGTTTTTTCCATTTCGCGAATTGGGAATAGGCCACCCCACTCATGAGCGAGGAAATGCGGTCTACCGTGTGTCACGATTTGTTTATCAGGATGGATAACCATTCCAACCTCTAAAGCTAAAGCAGCCCATTTCTCGACATCTGGCATCCTTGACATACCGATGACTGAGTCATCCCCGAGGTATACCCCGTCTACAATTCCGTCTCCGGAAAGCACACTAAGATATTCAACAAGGAACTGATTACACATACTCCCTATCAGCTGGGTGAACCAACTACCACTCGGGATTCCACGTGTCCGCTTGACAAAGATTTCACCTTTGGGCATCAACACAGGGCATGTTGCGAAGTACCTTGCAACTAAATCCCAAGATTTTTGGTCAACATCTGCAAACCACGACTGAACCACTGAAAACATGGCCCCAATAACACACCTAGGCATGAGCGAGTCAAACTTCGACCAGTCGAGGCAGTACTGAACATTCGTATAAGAAAGCTTAGCAAGCCGTCCACTAATACCGCAGGATGTTA